TCAATCCACTATTGATTGTTAATTGAGATGCAGTAAAAGCATTCAATGAACTAATATCAGTTGAGCCTCCACCTCCACTACCTGTATTAACAGTTACTGCAAACGTAGTACCATTACCTTTAGTAAAAGTAATTGTATTAAGATTTACCGATGCAGTTATTACAGATGATGAAACAAAACCTAAATTAGTTATTTGTTGTGAGCCTGATATTGTTCCAGGTGTTACTGAGCCACTTGATGCTACTGTTAAATTAAATTGAGTACCATCACCTTTAGTGAATGTTAATACGTTTATTGCAACACTTGCAGTTACTAACGAACTTGCAGTAATTGCTGAAGTTACATAAGATGCAGTTGCTGCACTTAAAGCATTTATACTAATCTGTTGAGATGCAGATGAAGCATTCAACTGAGTTATAGAACTATTGATTGATGCAGTAGTAGTATTTAAGTTGTTGATACTAATCTGTTGTGAAGCAGTTGATGCATTCAATCCACTATTGATTGTTAATTGAGATGCAGTAAAAGCATTCAATGAACTAATATCAGTTGAGCCTCCACCTCCACTACCTGTATTAACAGTTACTGCAAATGTAGTACCATTACCTTTAGTAAAAGTAATTGTATTAAGATTTACCGATGCAGTTATTAAAGATGATGCAGTAATAGCAGATGTTGCAAAACTACCTGTATCTAAACTATCTACTAACGTATCTATCGTTGCAGTATTGTATGTTCGAAGTATTGCAGGAGTAATCGCTTCCGTTGATTGGTCAGGAAAAGAACTCTGGTTTAGTGCTTCTAATTGTGCTTTTGTTAAAATCGCCATATTGCTAATTTATTTATTATTCGTCTATAAATCTTTGGAATCCTAATGAGAAACCATTAGAGAAGCCTGGTGTTATACGGAAACCTGTTCCTTGTATATTACCTATACCTTGTGCCATTAAAGCACCATTACAACAATCTCTTCCGTATCTGTTTTCATTTAGACACAAACATCCTCTACGATTATTCTTTGGAGAACTTAAACCTTGTGTAGGACCTATATAGATACCACTCGCATTCTCTCTGTTGACAGAATAACGAAGGTTTCCATTACGAGAGTTACTCCACTTTGCCATATATAATGTTTATTGTATATAACAACGAAAGTAGGATTTATACTTACCCTACCTTCTTTAAGGATTCTCTATGCATTAAGTTCTGTAATGTATTGTAATCTGAATGATACGATAAAAAGAACAAACACTTCTCCAATGGTTGTTTAACTACCTCATCTATTTTAAGGAGTTCTCCACCGCAAAGAGTGATGATTGATTGATAAGAGCCCCACTTGCGGCCAAAATTGATTTGATGTTGTGAGGTATCTCCGGCTGATTCTGAATCAAAGATTTCAGGGTATTTTTCAATAAGATTTTTGACAAATTGATAAAAAAAAACAAACAGCCAAAATGAACTTGCATATTAACCTCTCTCCAGTGCTCTGTTGGTTCATTACCTGTATATTGTTCTATCTCATATAACTTACCTATTTTCTTTTTAACAGGTCTGTATAGTATAGCCATTACCTTTTCCCAATTCTCATTTATATTCAGCTCATCGAACTTTGATATATCTACATAAGCACCATAAGCTATCTCCGATAAGTTTGGTTCAAACCCATACTCTACTCCATCTATGGTTACGAATGGTATTAAATCAAATTGTTCTCTTGCTATAAATGAAAGCAATTGTTCTTTTATTTGAATGAATGTTGCCGTATCTATCTTACTCATTATACCTGGCTCTACGTTACATAGGTGGTAGAATAGAGTAGCTAGTTTAGCTTCTTCATCATCACCATATACTTTCAAATCCTTTTGTAATTGTAAGAACTTTGTAAGTGTTATTGCTGAGTAATCATTCGGTACATTGATTTCTAATATTTGTTTCATAATTTACAATTGTTAATTTACATTTGTGATTTGCTTTATATAAAGAGATAACCTCTTTGTCTTTGCTTCTTCATTATCTAATTTAGCTTGCATCAGTATGACACCTGCTCTGAGATTTTCGTTTATCTCATCCATCTCCTTTACATATAGTAGTAAATCTCTTATTTCTTCACTTGTCCAAGTCTGTTCCATTAGTATTTGTAGTTTCCTATTGATATTGCATACTTTCCTTTTGCTTGTGCTTTAACTGATAACTTCATCATACATGCATATCTTGCTGCATCTATTAAGTGGTCTAATCCTCCTTCAGGTCTATCAGTTACATAACCATATTTATCCGTTATGTATTGGTAGGCATACATCTCATTGATTAAATTCTGTGATGATTTAAGAATCTTAATCTTATAGTTTTGCATTACACCTATTCCAAATCTGATACTATCTGGTCCTTTAACAACTGCTTTGATGTTGAATCCACTTCGGTAGATTTCTTCAATGAGACGGGGTTCTGCACTATCACAGAAGATTTCATGCGTTTTGTCAATTTGTAATCGTTTAAGCCTGTCAATGATGTCAGAAGTAACGAGCTTTGTTTCGTAAAGTAGTTCTTCCAAATGTAGTTCATTATCTTTCTTGTATATTGCAACCAATGCAGAGGGGTCAGAGCTATAGCCAACATCAAAGCCAAAGGCAACAAACTCACCATCAGTATCATCAATAATGTCAAACTGAAATACAGCTTTATCATTAGGGGCAAATTCACCTTTTCCATATATCTTCCAGTATTTAGGGTTTTTAATTTCTAATTCTTCAATAGCATCTACCATCTCTTTAGGTAGGTATGTATTATCTTTGTATGTTGTTATATATCTCTCACAATCTTGCATCTGTCTTAACCAATGATATGGTGATACAGTTGGATTGTAAGCTAATATTATTTTACCTGATGTCCGAACTGATAACTGAAAGAAACTTTCCTCATCTATCTCTGATGCTTCATCTATAAAAAGTATATCTGATTTAAGACCTCTTAGCTTTTCGGGGTCATCTGAGTTGATAAACTGAATGGTTGATTCACCTATGGTATATATTCTATCTGTTGTGTTAAAATCATCATCTCTCCATATGCCCAAATCATTTACTATATCCTTAAAGTCTTTGATTACGGTACGTTTAAGAGAAGGAATGGTACGACGTACTACCGTTATAGTTTGCTTCGATTCTAGCCCCTTTACAATAAGAAATTGGAGTATTGCGTAAGTCTTACCACTACGAGTTCCACCAATACATTGTATAACTCTGCTTTGTGATTCTAACAGATGCTCAAACGTAACTGTGGTATTAATCGTTACTTCCACTCTTTGTAATATTAATTGTTATCTGTTGTATCTTTTGTTCTATCTCAGCTTTCATCTCTGTTCTACTTAACTTAGGTAAAGCATATTCCATTAGCTTTAGGGCTAAATCCATTGCCTTTTCGGGGTCTCTCTTCTTAATCTCTTCTAAATCTTTAGTGATTGTATTGAGTGTATTATTAACTGCTCTTGCTATTGTAAGCTTCATCTCTTCAGTAGAACGATTTAATGCACCTGATGGTCTTCCCTTTGATAAACTATGTCCTGGTTTGAATGGCATATTATGTTATATTATTTAATAATAACCACTCTCATTTTATTTGTAGTTGAACCATTTCATTACATCTATATAAACATATTCGGTTTTACCTAATTGCTTTTCACTTACTTTCTTAAATCCTTCTCTTTCATAAAATTTAATAGCTTGTGTATTACCTCTTACTACATCTAGTTTAATATCCAATCCTATACTTTTTAATTTATCTAATAATTCTTTTCCTATCCCTTTACCTTTATCTCTAACTGCAATCTTGTCCAAACTAATAGTATTGTTTCTTAATCTTCTGTATAATAAAAACCCAGCTAATCCTTCATCATCTCTAATTTGCCAAAAGAAACCTTTATCAATTCCCTTTTGTATGAGTACAGAAAACATAAACCACATTTTCTTTTCTTTTACTTGTTGCTTTATTAATGCATTACACTCTTTAGTTATTTCTTTTGTTGTCATATTATTGTTTTTTAAATACTATTATATATTCGTGCTTCTTTGCAGTGTATTGTTTTGCCTTAGCTGATTTTAAAACTGCGTGTATGATAGGAGAATAATTAGATGGTAGTACGATTGTATCCCAATGCTCTAATCCGTTATCTTTAATTATCTTTATTAAATCACTATGGAATGATAACAACCCACCCCATCTATGGAAACTTCTGAAATCTCCTACAACCCAACAACCATATCCACCTTGCTTCAATACTCTTTTACAATTGCGTATGGTTAAATCTATATCATATAAGAAATCACTATACTTAAACCTATCACTTATCTGTCCTTCTACACTCTCATACCTTTCTAAATTAAAGTAAGGAGGACAAGTAAGAATTAAATCAGCTGATTCTTTTTTTGTATTGTCCATTTTTCTACCATCTCCTAAATGAAGAGTAGCAGGTATGTTCCATTTCTGATAATGTTCTAAACTTCTATTGTATGTCTGTGGTGATATTTCATAACCTTCATAGATTCTATTTAGATGAGTACTAACTCCAGCTCTTGTCACTCTACCTGCAAATGGGTCTACGATTGTATCTCCTTCTTTACTCCAATACTCTACAATCCATTCACATAGTTGAGCATTAAATTCACTTAAATAAACTGCACCACCATTCTTGTCAGGTTTCATTCCACTATTAAATTGCTTTATATCTAAATCAGATTTATCAAAGTAATATTTTTGATTATTACTTTTGTCGAAATGCATTACAGATAGAGGTTCAATCA